AATGGATGAGGATGCACGTATTAAACTAGGTGAACTTGGCTCTGATATAGAGAATTTGAATGCTCCGATAAAAGAATTAGAGGGTAAGAAAAATCGCTCAGCTTTTATGGCACTTACTCAATCGACAAAAGCTAAAGAAGCAAGAGAAAAAGGATTAATCAACGATCTTTACGGCTATGGGGAACAGAAACACGGCATAGTAAATAAAGGACTTACCGCAGAAAAAGCTAGGTTTGAAGCTGAAAAAAATGATCCTTATGTAAGATTGCAGAATTTACAGCAAGTACTAGATACTATTGGAGGAGAATCAGAAGAGATATTAAGTCATCCTGATTTAGCACCAATGAATGCACAACAACTTGTAAAAGCTTTGCAAGCTTATGGAATAGATACTAATAAACCGGTTAATCAATGGGAAAGTTCCAGTAGAACTAATATGCCTGTCTACCAAGGAAAGCTGGTAGAACCAATTAATCCAACAATGGATAGATCATATAAACTAGCCGAAGAATTAAGCCCTTTTTATAAGGATAAAAACTACCTTGATCGTAAATTAACCCGTAAAGACGTAATCAATACGCCTAACTCTATTAATCAAGTTGTTGAAGGATTACCTCAAAGCTTAAATCCTAAATTTGAAGCTCTTGATTATGAGGGACAAAAAAAATTAGAAGCTGATTTAAACGCTCTAAATGCAAAATATATCAGACAGGGTACTTATGGAAGTGGTGCTCATTTAAAATCCGTTAGCAATAGAATGAGAGAGTTAAATGATGCAACTCTTACCTCAAGAGGCAATTATGTTAAAAATGATTTACTAAAAAATATAACCTCTAAACACCGGGAAGACATAAATAAAATAGGTAAACTCGGGCAGTATGATCAATTAGCTAATACAGAATTTGGTAATACTCTGGGTGAGATAAAAAATACCAATTTAAAAGGATTGGAAAAATGGAAGAATGACCAAGAAAACAATGAACAACTATATAAATCATATCAAAATGAAAAAAGCTTCCAGCAACCAATGCTACTTAATAATGCTAGAGGGACAGGATACGCTTCAGGTGTAGAGGGAGGCATTAACACAGTATTTAATCATTTTAATAATCAGGGAATAGATTTATCTTCTATATCGGATTTACAAGGCAGATATAGCGAACTTGAAAAAGAGTTAGCTTCTAGAAACGATGCTATAAAATCTGCAGAAGATTATAAAACAAGGCAAGAAGAGCTTGCTCGTCAAAACATGACTGAATTTGAAAGAGAGAAAACCCAAAGATTATCTCTTGAGAGAGAAAGGGGCGAATTAAACGAGCGTTTATTACGAGAAATTGAAGGTAGAAAAACTTTAGAACAAGATTTGGCTAAAAAACAGGAATTAGAGCGTCAATATCAAAATATGCTCAATAAAGGTGAAGAAGCAAAACAGCTAAAACTAGAAGAAGATAGAAGGTTAAAAGAGATTGCACGTACAGAGCAACTAAGAGCTGAACAGGAGTATGCTGAAAAATCAAGGAAAAATCGTATCAATCAACTCCAGGAGCAGGAAAGGATAAAGCAGTCAGAAATATTCAGAAAACAAATTCAAAGAGAGCAGCATGAAAAAAATGAACTTTTAAGATTGCGGCAGGAAAAACTAAATTGGTATAATAGCTTTGAAAATAATATGAGAGCTGTTCCTGAAAATGCTACAATATATGCTAAGAGCGGTAGTCCAGGATTTGAAAACGCTATTGCTAGGGTTTGGGGTATGAATTTTCCATACAGTCCAAACAATTACATAGATGATCCAAATTTAAGAAATATAATGCCGGTTAGAAGATATGGACAAGATATAGTACCTGCTTATAGTTTTCAAGCTAAACCATTTACGGGATAATTTTATATTCATTTAAAGGTATTTATTTATGGAAGAAGAAATATTAAATCGCATGCAAGCTAAGCTCTACCGGAGAGAAGAAATCCTAAAGATACCGTATTTACCAATAGGATTATTCTTCTCTATTATTCATAATACTTACAAGACTAGGAATATGCCTATCAAGTTTGTTATAAGTAATGGGTTGTCTTGTAAGTAATTCTCTAGCGTATAGAGGATCAGTCAATTCAAATCCCATTATCAAAATCTGTTAGCTTCCCTAGTTAAAATGAGAGGAGAATTATTGCGTAAATTATCTGTTATTTCGTTATAATAACGTTGTTTAAAAGGTAGTTTAGTTGCTTGTTTTTCAGCATTTTGTAAGCTTGAGTCTAAAAACTTTTTATTAGTTAATAAATCACGTGCTATTAAACCGCCTCCTACCGTTCCAACTCCCGAACCGCTTAATGCTAGTAAAGGATTAGCGTAAACTCCTCCTATCAGCCCTAAAGTACTTGCAGTTATTGCTGTTCCTGACGGGTTAGGAATACGGGAGTTCTTTAATGCCATAGCTTTTGCTACAGTGCCTAATTTTTGTACTTGCTCGTTAGCTTCCGGAGTAAGTTGTTTCTTTATAATCTTAAAATTTTTAGGATCATTTATTGCCTTGGCAAGTGCATTATATTTTAAATCTTCAAAAGTCCAGTTTGTTCCTTTATGCCCGAGTATATTTTCTAGTTTTTCTCTTTTTGCCACATTGCCGTATAATTTATCGGCACCCTTAAAAGTCTGATACCACTCCGGGTTACTGTTGCCGTACTCTTTAATATCCTGCGAAATCGCTTTTTGTATTTTTTTAAGCTGTTTTTTAACCCCTGCGTCCGTATCCCATTTTATAATTGAATTTAGGCTTTTTTTAGTACCGACGAGTTTATTAACGTCATACGCTTGTAGCGGTAACTTTATAGGTCCGTACTGACTTATTATTTTTGATGCCGGCTCTATCTCGTTTTTAATAGTTTCAAGTGATTGTAAAAGACTCTTCTCATCAGGGGAAAGAATAGCCGTATTTATTTTAATCTCATCAATAGCCTTTTTAAGATTAGCTGGTAATACCTTTGCATCAAGAGGCAGTGATTTTTCAGCTCTATCATATAAACCAGCAATCTGAGCTTCTATTTCCGGTGTTCTAGATGGACCGGTTTTGTTAAAAATATCTTCTAAAGCTCTTTTTATTTGTTCTTGAGTAGTAATATATTTATTTTTTAATTTATGACCTAAAACAGGAGTTTTTTGTAGCCATTGATCAGCAAGACCCGTTAGATTGGAATCGGTAACTGCCGCAGCTGGTAAATCTATACCTAAATCTCTTGCGGCTTTTAAAGCCTTACTATCTAATTTATCGGGAGTTAATCCTAAAATTTTTCTGCCCAGAGGGTAATATATCTTTTCTTTGGGATGTTTTATTATATTTGCTGCTTTACTTGCAACGTTCGGTGAAAGATTAATTGCTATATCTGCATATAAAGGATCAAGTCCGCTCTGTTGTAAAGCTTTACTTCCTAAATCTAATTTAACAGCCGTTTTTGCTCCTTCTAAAGCTTTTGCTCCTTTGCTTAATTTTCCAAACAATCCACCGCTTGTAGCAATTCCTATTAGTTCACCGGCTAATTGCTCTGATTTATTGTTATACCTAGGTTCTAAATCAATACCTTTGTCTTTTGCCAAGGATTTTATATGAGTAGAGACTCTCGGCATGTTTTCTTCACTGAAGAAATTAGGATTATTGTATGTTACGGGTTCTTTGCCGGCAGCTTTTCTTAGCATATTGCCAGTTTTATTTAGATAAGTTTTTATGCCCGTTTCGCCTAGGTTAGCTAAATTAGTCGGAGCATCAATTAAATCCATTGCTCCTTTTAGGGCAGCTTTTTCTCCCCACCATCTATCCAGTGCCGGCGATACTTCTTTAGGTATGGATTTGGGACTCCGATATTTATCAAATACACTACTTCTTTCATCAGAAGCATAATGCGTATCTATATTTTTAGGAGTTTTGTATTTATCAAATTTACTCATTTACTACCTGCAAACCATCATTATCTATCGCATCCTGCACCCAGCTTTTATGAATAGAATCTTTTTTACCTGTTTTTGGGTCAAACATCAAAACAAAATCTGATTTTATAGTTGATTTATTTGGCATCTCTAAATCACCGACATCGTAATGAATACCTTGCTCATGTTTTATAGTCGCTGCCTTTTGCATGTCTTGAATTTCTTTTGAAAGATGATCCATTTTCATTTTTAAAGTCGGAAGACTATCATTCTTAGGATCGGCAAAATACGGAGATAATCGATCATACATTCCTTGGGTTATACCGTTAGTACCGGTGTTCAATCTTTCAGCTATGGTTCTTAATTGCCCAAGCTCGGCAATAAACAGATTTCTTAAAGCCGTTTCTTTTTGAAGGTCTTCTACACCAAATACATTACCTATAGTATCTTTGATAGGGTTAATAATACTGGAACCTCGCCCTAAAGGATGAAACCAGTTCTCTTTTCCAAATTTTTCCAAATCTTCAAAATTCTTATTCACATCCTTGTTTTTTATTGCTGCGGCATTAGCAATAGCCTTAGCATCTCCGGCTTTACTTTGGTCGGCAGGATTTAAAGCTCGATAAGTTTTACCTTGATACTCTTTAAACTCACCCTCTTTTTTCTGCGCAGCTTTTGCAAGCTTAGCAAATAAAGACTGATTGTGATACCTCTTCTGCTCTTCTAGCATAGCCCCTTGGTGAGCTAATTGTTTATCTGCCATTTCTCTTTGGTAAGCTGCTGCTTCTAACTGAGCCGCTTTTGCCTCTTCTGCTGCTCTTTGCTGCTGTGCATGTTGTAGCATTTTCATATTCTCGTCTTGCGCTGCTTCCTCGTATGCATCATGAGTTTTTAATGCAGGTAGCAACGCTCTGCCCGCTTGGGCAAAATTAGCCAGTAATCCTTTTGTTCTTGGCATTTTGTGCATTTCATCGCCCCATGTTAAAAGACTATTGCGAAGTGCCTTATCTTCCTGATCCTCATCCATTTTTATAGATTTCTTAGCCGATTCGACAGCTTTTCTAATAGCCTTGTCAAATGGGTCTTTGCGAGCCAAATTATCCGAGATGTAAGCCTGCTTAGTTAAAAGGTCGTTAATATATCTATCTTTCATTTTTTCAAGCTGGGATTGGGGTTTCTACAAATATACTATAATTAACAGTACAATCAAAGTTCTGGTTAACTCCTCCAGAATAAATAATCAACTGACATGTATAGGTAATATTATTATTGATATATACAGACAGAAATTCGTTTAATCCAAAATAAGACACCAGATTGATTGTACTGATTTTATTAGCTCCAGGAGCAGAAATTTCCAGATTTTTTGTTAAAAAAGTCTGATTTGAGCTGTTATCAGTTCCAATGATATTTTTCAATAAATTAATTCTGATATCATTATTACCTGTATTACATACAGCTATGGAATCAACATATATAGTATTAGCTGTTGACTCTAAAATTACCTGTTTGGAATAACCAAGATTGGGAAAAGAAGCAGGAAGATACTTTACAAAATTCATTAATCCTCAATGGTTTTTCTTTCAGCAATACATTTCTGTATTCCCTGTAATTCCAGAATTAAACTATTTAGATTATTTTCAAAACTCGACTTCAAATTCTCATATTCCGAGGTTGCCTCCCCTTCGTAATTAAAAAATTTAGACCCGACATCCAGTCGTTTTTGTATAAAATCCTGTAAAGAAACACTTAAAACAGCAAGTTTTTTTATCGTATCGATATCAGAAAAAAATTTAGACATATTTTTAATCTCCTGTAACAGTTGGGACTTGAGCAATAAGAGCCGGGACATCAATATTCAGCGCAGTAATAACCGCCTGCATTTGAGTTAGTAAATTAATATATTGGGTATCCGTAGACGTGCCGGTGTAGTTAAAAAATTGATTCCCGTACATTTGAAGCCATTGTAAATCGGATTGCAGGGTTGCAACGGCTCTAATGCCGATAAAATTTGGAGTAATTGGAGTAGAAGTATTAGCCATTTTATTACCTATGTTATTTGATATATTTTATTATAACATTTTTTTTAAAAAAATGTTTTTTTGCTATAGATTTAGGGCAACATTTTCAATTTTGTCTATTCTTCGCGAAAGATTACTTACTTCATCTATAAGTATTTTTAATCTAGCTGCACTCATGTCATGAAATCTTGTCTTGGAAACTAGTGGAACTTCTTCATATGAGCCGTAGACAAGAATTTCACTGACATTAGGAGTATCAGCTAAAAAAGAAAGTAAATAACTGTTATTATTTTCTTTCATTGTTAAAATAGCTTCAAAAGTTTTTTCATTTTTGTTAATTATTTTTAATTTTTTACCAATTTCTATTTCTATATCTTCACTAAAAATAATTCGATAATTTTTACCGGAAATATGACTTAAATCAGCATATTTTAATATGTTTGGGGCATATTCGGTATGTTTTAAATTGACAAGTTCAGGAAAAGCTTTTGATACATTTTCTGCAATATATCCGTAATATTCACCAAAACCTTTTGTATATTTATCTTTCCATTCGTATTTCACAAAATCTATCGTATCAAATTTTTCTTTTAATTCTTCTTTAAAATCTTCGTAATTACTTATGATATTTTTCTTTTTAATTGAAGACGTAGACTCAAATTCAGTAGCTGAAATTGCACCTGAGCATATTATAGATCGAGGTAGACCTCCTCCATTCCAAACACCGCTTGTTGCACTATATGTTGGACCTATACCAGTTGTTTGTATTTTAAAATACGCAAACCATGTTGCCAAAGGGATACCCGAAGCAGTACTATTAACACTTAACGAACCTAAATTTGTAATTGTGCTATTATTAAAATCTAACGTTGATCCGCTAGTCGGCGAACCTATATCATTAAGCGTCGGTTGACTCCATGATCCGTTTCCACGCAAAAACTGTGTTGATGAAGACGGGTAGTTAGCAAGATTGGCAATAGGCACAGTCCCCAGAGTAATAGACGGATTAGCTGTTAAACCATCCCCGTTATTAACTGTTATACTACTATTACCGGCAGTTATTGTTCTAGTCGTATATGTTCCACTCCCTGTTCGTACAATTATTCCAGTGGACGACAATCCTGACAATCCTTGTAACTCAGCATTTACGGCAATTGTCGGATTACCTGAAACACCGTTACCATTAGTAACTGAAATACCGGTACCGGCAGTTAATGTTGTTGTCGCATACGTTCCGCTTGCCGTTCTAGTTATTAATCCCGTGCTGGAAAGTACCGCAACTCCTTGTAACTCAGCGTTTAAATTAATTTGAGGATTTGAGGCAACGCCGTCTGGATTTGTAAATAATAATCCGGTTGAAGAAGTAGTTAATTGAACAGTAGAATAAATACTACCCGTTCTTCTTACTATCATCCCTAGTGAAGAAATCTGAGAAACTCCCATTAATTCATTATTTAAACTAACAGTTATCGTACCATTTCCAGTAATAGGTGAACCACTAACGGATAAACCATAACCTACACTACCGGATGCAATTGCAACCGAAGTAACCGCAGTTTTCCACGATGGCAGTGTTGATGCTCCGTTTCCACCTAAAAAATAGCCACTCGATCCAGTTCCCGCATTTTGCAGGTTTCCCGTAGAAGTAGTCCCCCCACATAAAACGCCGTAAGCCGTAGTTGAAGACAAACCTGTACCTCCATATCCTACTGATATTGTTGTGCCGTTCCAAGTACCGACAGTAACAATACCGGTAGCCGTAATATTACCTTGTACCGCACTTGGAAGAATAGAAGAGATAGACGGAACACCGGAACTACCGGTAATAAGAATGCCGTTATTTGCCGTTGCCAATCCGGCTAGAGTATTATTTGCGGAGGAATATAGAAGCTGATTAATGGTTGTTGTTGCAGGATAAGTTGCGGTCGACCACGTTGGTGCAGCTGAAGATCCCGATAACAAAATCTGATTAGCCGTAGACGTACCAGATAATATTGCTCCCGAATTGGTGGTAGAATAGAAAATACCGCCGTTTGATGCAATTAGATTAGCATTTGTTCCACCATTACTTAAAGCAATCTGACCGCTAATATTTGCGGTTAAACTTCCTGCTCCCGTAGTCCAGCTGATATTAGTCCCGTTCGTAGGAATAGTAGCAACAGGGGCAGCTCCAGTATAGCCTATCAATAATTGCCCGTTTGTAAGTGCCTGTGAAACAATAGAGTTGGATCCGCCTCCAATTAAAATAGAATTACTGGTTACATTTTGGATCGCAATATTCGATAATCCAAGATTTATTCTAGCGGTAGAGGCATTTGAAATATCCGACAAATTGTTTGCTACTTTTAAAAAAGATGCGCTACTATAAGAAGACAAATCTTGCAATCCGCTACTAAGCGTTAAGGTTATTGTACCGCTAGAGGTAATAGGAGAACCAGATATACTTAGTCCCGTGCTGCCTGTAATATTTATTGAGGATACTGTAGCGTTTGATGAATTCAATGTTACCCAAGCGGAAGACGTATAATATTCTATAACATTTGTATCAGAATTAGCTCTCACCATTCCAAACAAAGGAGAACTTGGTCGCTGTGATACAGTGCCCACTGGAATTGTTACCGATGCACTACCTGGAAAAACAGGGTTAGGAGAAAAATAAGTTGTAACTGTACTATTCAAAGAACCTGATGCCGTAATAGCTCCCGTTAAGTTAATATTTAAAGCGTTGATGGCAGGCGTTAAAACAGTAAGTGTGTAAGTAGCTAAAGATAAGGTAATTGCGGGTGTATATTCAGACAAAAAAGCAGCCGGAAACGCTACTGCAAAAGCACTACTAAAAGCCGCTGGAAAGGTTGCTGCAAAATCTGCAGCAAACAGACCGGAAAAACCAGATATCGATACATAATTTAACAACTGATTATTTAGGTAGGACAAAGTAATATAATCTACATTCTGGGTAGCAAGCGTTATAATTCCTCCAGTCGTAAGTTTTATTATACCAGTGCCGACATTATTTAAAACTTGTGCCTTCGGAATTAGCGGATTAGCAGTAGTAATGACAAAATCCGCATTAAGAGGAAAGGAAACGATATTATCTAATTCTTTTCTTAATTTTATTATATCAAGCCTAATATCAATTAAAATAGGAGAAGGAATAGCGATACCCCGACTATTACCGAGTGGCACGTAATTGTAATTACACGTTATTCTACCCGTAATCGGCGATATAAAATTGTGTAACACATTGTATTTCATGCCGTTAAATGACCTAAAAATGTTATAATATTAGCTAGATCGTTCGTATACCAATCAGAGGCTTTGGTTGCGTAATAATTTAAAATAACATTTGATGTATTATCAAGACCAGTGTCCTCTCCTGTTGGAATATCGTTAAATATCGGTTGAAAACGATAATAATATAATTGATCCAATGTATATTGAGATGTTAGTAATAATGTTTCTGCAACCGATTCTTCACTACCGCCTCCGGCTTCTCTTATTAAATTACTTAAAATAGTAATTGGATTTACGGTTGACAAAGAATTATTGTTAATAACGTGTTTCTGGATTAATTGAGTTAACTCATAAGCATAAGAACCTTCACCGGGAACTAATCCAGTTCCAAGCGAAAGAACACAATATCTATTAGCATTAGGCTTGACCATTTTTCCTAATGCTAGTCCCATCAAAGCCGGGTTATTCAAGTATACTCCTCCATCACTATACTGATGTTGAGGTTCTCCAAAGCTGATAGGACAAGTATCGGACGCTAAATATAACGGCGCGGCACTTGTCGCTAATGCTACATTTTTTATTAATTCATTTTGTCCGATAAAACGTGAATTATTAACATTTGAAAAAGAAACAAAAGTACCGGTATCCGTTTGATATGAAGGTATTAACACGTTAGTTTGAAGATTTGCCAGTGTATTTGTTCCAAAAAAACTTTGTAGAGTAGCGGCTAACAATCCTGTCCCATAATCTGCTGCATAATTTCCAGAAGAATGATAAAATGGCGTATCACTAGCAATTAGCCCTAATATTTCGGCACTGGTTAAAGTATTTACTCGTTGTCCTGGAGTAGGATAAAAAACAGGAGGAATCAACCCATTACCGCCCAACGTAAAAATATACGGCCCGGTAGTAGTAAAAAATGACTCTATTTCGCTTGGGGCTTTCCCGGAAGCAAAAGCAAGCGACATTATACCGCCTATACTTGTTCCGCAGATGACATCAAAATAAGACGCCAACGCAGAGGGATTAATCCCCCATAGTGAGATAAACTGCTGGAGGAACTTAAGCGATAAATATCCTCTTTCGCCTCCCCCATCTAAAGATAAAATTCTTATTGTATTTATATCCATAAAGTATAGACTTACTCATTTATCATTTTTCCTGGAGTAAAAGGTCTTGGATTCGGTACAGGTTTTGGATCATCTTTTGCAACCGGAGTTCTAAATTGCTCTTGTGGTTTATCAAGATATTCCTTTGCAACCCATAACCCATTCCATATTTTCCGATCACCAGCCCATTCAAGTTGTTTATATAATTTCTCGTGCATCTCTCCGCTACGATCACACTGATATATCCGCCTCTCAATTCTCATAATAATTGCCAATATCGTAATTTAGAGTCAGATCAACGTTTTCACTATCTTTTGCTGTAGCAATGGCAAAGGTTTCCTCATATTGAGCTTTCAGATTATCGGCCGTCTCCGGTTTATATTTTACGGCGAGCATCCATGTAAGACCGGCAGCTAATGCCGGATACATTTTGGCAGGAACTGAAGTAGTATTGAAAAAAGTACCTGCATCATACATTGTTCGTATGAAGGAATATTGCAATACCTGATAATCGCTAGTCGGCGTCGGCCATATGTCTAATTTAGGTATTAAAGCTTTATTAAAGTAATAAGTTGTCGGTCTTGCTTGTAAAAACTTCTGAGCAAAAGATAGATACGTATCCCGACTTACAGGACTCATTTTTAAATCAATGGTATTATTACCGAAATAAATCTCGGTAATATTTAATGTCCCGCCTCCTGTTTCCCTTATTCTGTAAGTCATAGCCAGCATTGGAGTAATAACATCTGCCCATCTGGTTACTCCTGCCGTATAAACATAAGGATTAGACCACTCCACATTTAAAAGATTCCAGTTAACATTATCATTTGAATATTCAACGACCAGATTATAGCTTCCGGTAACATTACTTGTTATGCCGATAAAAGTTATTGTTTGAGATGCGCCCTCTCCATAAGTATAAGAAATGTTGCCGTTAGTAACAGTTTGAGTACAAGCTGTTAGAGGGTTACCGTCAAAAGCATATAAAGGATCACCGCCGCCGTTATTATCATATGTAGCTAGGGTATTTGACTGCGGTGTTCCGTTTAGTTGCCTTGTAAAATTGCGTTGTAATACTTCAAGTACATCAGTTATGGATGTCGCTAAAACATAACTACCCTGCCCGGTAGTTAACGGTAAATATAATTTATTGATCGTCCATAAATTAATATTCTTATTAATCCAATCAAGAAGAAGAAAATTAAGACTTCTTTGTGCCGATTGCATTTGAACGGGTACTAATTGATCACCGGCAAAACCGATCCTTTCAAAACATTCAAGAATCAGATCGTCGTTTTCAAGTGATTGAAATGCATATGTACCTGAAACAACTGCCATTATTTACCTCTAGTTCTAAAACTCCTTAAAGTTTTGTCCAAGCTTGCTTCTTTTCTTATTTTCATGTTTTTAGAATGAAGAGCTTTATCAAGTTTCTTCTCAGGTATCTTTTTATCACTAGGTACACCTAGAGCTTTATGTAACGCACCTTTATTCTTAGTCGCTTTTTCTATCCAATTCTTATCCATAATTAACTCTGTGAAATTTCAATATAAACGGGAGTGGTATTTACCCCATTTGCTAAATAAACAATTACAGCTGCATAAGGATAAGTCGTCTGGACAAGAATACCGTTATTTAATTCATCCTTGGAAAAACCTACTAATGCTTCTCCCTCAACGGGTAATGAAAAATAATTACTAGGTCTGTTTGCATAAGTAAGATTTGTTACCTCTAATGACAGCGGAGCATTATTAGAAACTCCGTATATTATAGCTGTCCCTGCTACCCAGTTCCCCGTTGCCGCAATAGAATTTAATAATACACTATAAGTATAATTAGGATGGGTAAATCCAGCTTTACTATTACCGTCAGGTAGTACAACGGCAATATTGTAATTTGATCCTATATCTAAAGTAGTATTGATAGATTGGTCAATAGATATACTAACAATCGTATGGAACAGATGATCAGTGTACCCAACGTTTCCACCAGTAGGTCCTGCCAAAATCTCTTGAATGATTAATCCATTATAAGTACCCACTATTGTAAAAGTAACGTTACTTATATCGTCTCCACTTATAAAACTAAGTCCGGATGCATAACCCATATTAATAAATGAAACTTGCCCCGTGATACCTACAAGTGATCCATTTAAAGTTAATTGCCCTGCGGCAGCCCCATTTGGATATCCAGCAATACTAGTAACACTACTTGCAGCAGTCGGAATATTCACTGCTTGTCTAAAAATACTCATTTACTTCTTTTTATTATCAGGTTTTTTTATTTCCTTGGAACTATCCTTCTTAACGCCCTTTTTAGGGGCGTTTTTTAGAAGAATGTTAGCAATCGCTCTACTGTGAACTGCCATAACTTACCTTTTATTAACTATTGACCGATCTGGAATACACCACGCCAGTTAGATACGCCGAAACAGTATCTTTCTTGTGCAGCAAACCATATGCTCCTGGTAGTATTATCCATCCAAGACCAATCCTTGATTTTTTCACGTTCATAATGAATAAGCCCTCTTTCCGCATCAGTAATAATGTAAGAGGCCGTCGGAGAAGTAATAAAAGGATTGATAATATAACCTTGCGGGAAAACGCTATCATGATTTATCATGTTAAGATCGTTAACACCGGCATAAGTATTATTGTTAGCACTATTGACAGAGGTTCTAAATTGGCTGCCAATTAGAATACCTGCTACCATCCAATTGCTAGAGCCAGTTACCAATTTCTTTGGTTTAACCTGCGCATAAGTACCGCTTATTTGCTTGAGCTGAGAAATCGCAGTTACGGCATTTTGAATACCGATTTCACTTAAAGCAACGTTAGTCGTGTTACTGGAAGTAGCACCACCGTCTATCGGATGAGCAGAAAACAAAGGATAGCCGTCGGCAGTAGTAATAACATTACCGAGATTTAAAATATTGGCAGCAATCTGGTTTTTTGTCTCCCGCAGAGCTTGAGCAAGTGCCTTAGCCTGTTTTGGAAACAGATTCTTATACAGGTTATCATTCATAGCCTCATCGGTTATACTAAACGAAGTACCGTAAGTTTTATGCTTATACATCGTTTGGTATTTAACGGTCATGGTATCTTGAGCTACGGATGACCCTTCAAGTTTTTCAACTGCCGGAGCTAGAGCTCTGATTTCGTCTTCAAATTCAAAGGCACGCTCAGAAGGATAAGTTTCAAACATTTCCTTCCATAAATCAGGATAATCTTCATACAAACCTATAACCGCCTTTAATCCAGGCCGGAGTAGATTATAAATCGATTGAGTATTAATAGCCATTTTATATTACCTCATTATATTTTAGGCAGTAACAGTCACAGGCATTAATCCTGGAAGTTTTGCGTGATTATTAATAGTGACAAGTACGTTTAAGAACGGAGTATTATAATAAGTTCCAGCCGTACCGTTACCCGGTTGACCGTAAGTGCCCGGTACATTCTTGGCATTTGGCGTAAATCCAAGTACTTTAAGAGTAGCACCGAACCCGGTTCCTAAAGTAGAACTCGCATAAGTATTCTGCGTATAGGCATTTGGAGCCGCCACGTTTAAAGTGACAAAAGGATTTCTATTATATTCGTTCGCACCGCTTATGTTCGCAGCAGTAGTTGGATTACCATTATTTTGAATAACTGCTAAAGACGGACAAGCATAGAAAGTAGATACCCCCCATGGATTACCTCCAGCAGTACCTTGGTTAGCAATTAGTGGATTATTAGCATAACCTGCCACAGCTCCGTTTAATGTAATAGTAGCCATTGATGAAGCACTGTTATTAGTCGCTCCTATAGCGCTTCCGGTCATTAACTCAATACCGCTACCGATAACGGCGCTGTTTCCTATGGTCGGAGCATTAGTTGAATTTCCCGTATTAGGCCAAGTACCGCTTTGAACTTGCAGACAAGGTAGTAAAGCAAATGTAGTATTTGCGGCTGTTAAAGCTCCGCTGTAGCAACTAAGTTGTATATCCCAGATAACAAAAGGATCATCAATGATGGTAGCTGTTGGATAAGTTCCGGCTTTTACTTGTGTCCCTGCTACCCAGTATTCGTCTTGAATATAAGTACCGTCAGGAGCGTAATAAGAACATCCCTGAAACACCCCAAGAATAGCCGGTTTTGGAGTAGCTACGGCAGCTGCGCCGGAAGCCGCAGAGTTATGAGTAATAGTCGTTACGTTAAGAGGAGTACCGGCTGCCCATGCTGCTGCAAAAACCGGAGTAGGATTATATAACATAATCTCAGCAGAAGATTGAGCATAGCTATATGTGCTACTTGAGGGAGCATATACAACCGGGTCTCCTTTATTTAAACTATAACTATTAGCATTTATTTTATAATTACTATTTGTTTTTATATTATCAACACCGCTGATTAAATGACCATAAGGTACTAAACCAAAAGGTGAATTTACGCCATAAGCCATATATTTACCTAAAAATATTTATTATTAAAAATAGTATTTGAAATTTTTAATCTATTAGAAGGCTAGATGAACCCATGAAGCTTAAAGCTTCCCGACATGATGCGGAAAAAACCCAGTTTTTTGCAGAGATAAAACTACAAACTCAAAGACGCCCTTATAGTTGTGGCAAACTTTAATTATTAAAGTTTAACAAAATAAAATTTAATAATCAAGATACTAAATCATAGCAGGATGTTATATTTTTTATTTGAATTAAATTAAAACTTAGTTTAAACTAGACTAAATTAAAAATAATTATTAAAATGCAGGTTTCAACAATACATAAAGCTAAAACTCATTTGTCTAATTTAATAAAAAAAGTGGCAGATGGGGAGGATGTTATCATTTGTAAAGCAGGAAAACCTATTGTTAGATTAATTAAATATCAAAAATTATTATCACCTCGTAAACCGGGAATTTGTAAGGGTGAAGTTCAAATATCTGACGATTTTGATGTATTACCTCCTGAATTATTATCTAAATTTTATGATAAAATATAATGAGTTATTTATTAGACACCCATACCTTTATTTGGTGGATAGAGGATAATTTAAATCTATCTTATCAATCCAAACAAATTATCAGCAATCCTAACAATCTTATTTTTATTAGTGCCGTTAATACTTGGGAGATTACTATTAAAAAATCTTTAGGTAAACTTAATGTCCCGGGTAACTTAGAAGAAATCATATTACAATGTGGTTTTGACGTATTACCTATAACAATTAAACATACGCTTTATATAGAAAATTTAGATAAACATCATGATGACCCTTTTGATAGACTTCTTATATCCCAAGCTATTATTGAAAATTTAACCATAATTACTAGAGATGAGAAAATTATTAAATATAAAGTTCCTTACATTTTAGCTTAAGTTAATAAAAATTAACTGGTTGAAAATATCATAACAGATACACCTTCAGGAATATCCGGTAGCATTTCACCTGAACTATCCGTTAAAACTATGGTTACTGAATTTAATTGTTTTACCACATCATATCCTATTCGCGGCGCTAAAGGAGGCGTACTGTTATTATTGGCACAGCTTATAAATACTCCATAATTCAAATTACCCATCGCATTTTGAAATGATACCGTATATTGATGATTACTACCATTATAACTAACAGAAGAAACGTTATAAGTAGATTGAGTAGCAATTTGCCCTGAAGTATTATTAAACCTACACCATGCTTTTGCCGTATTAGGAGAGTTAAATACACCTTCTATACTTAAATTATTAACTCCGGTAATATTTCCTTCGCCGTCAACTAAAACACTATTCAGATTTAAAGCCGAATTAGTCCCATTCGAGGTAATACTTAAGCCCCTCCCGCTATCAGCGTTGGTAATTAAATCATTACTAATAATTATATTACCGGCAGTAATTTGAGTTACCGATATATTATTACTTAAACCTATAGCAGGATTACCGGTTGTTCCAGTAGGATTAGTAACTACTATATTGCCACCGTTTACAAGCGATATTAATGACCAACTATTTGTTTCCGGATCAAGAGCAAGTATTCCCGATGTTCCATTTGCAAGCTCTGTGATTGCTGAAATAAGACTAGGTAACTTAATGTCAAGTGTCCCGCTTGGAGGAGATACTGGACTACCCGTTACCGTAATTGAATCATCCGAGCTAGTTAAAGTCAATTCCGATATACCGTTTACCCCGCTGCCGAAAGGAATTATCCGCCAGCTTCCATTAGGAGTTGTAGTATCATATAAATATATTGTCAAAACTTTGCCGGCAACAACAGGCGTAAGTAATGTTGCTTGATCATTTAAGACAATATTAAAACTATTAGCTCCGACATTATTAAAACTAATGGAAAATCCCGGAGTAGTTTGTGTTGCGTCTGGCAAGAAAATATTTAAGTTGCCTATGGTAGCCGTAACATCCATCATATCCGCTACGGTAACGCTTGCAAGATTTGCAGAATACGGATAATCCAGTTGGATATTGGCAGTTAAAGTTATTTCTTTCGCTGTATCTGTTGATGGAAAAAATGCCATGATGTTTTATATCTTTACGTTTAAAGCGTTCTCGGTCGGCTTATTATCATTATAATTATAAGCTTTGGATTCAGTAGCCATTTTTAATGAATATTCATTGTGTTTTTTTCTTTCTATTTCTCCGCGTTTCTTTTCTCTCTCAAGTAAAATACAATCTCCTTCACATATATAAGTTTTTGCTACCTCATCTAATTCCAAAAGGTCGTTTGGAATTCTATTTGGATCATCACTAACTCTTACCGGTCTCCATCCCCTTTTATAGGCCATACTTAGAGCCGTATCCATTTGACCTTTTAAACTCCTCCTTTCCCAATAATATTCAAATCCGGTTTTTATTACATATTCCGGAATAGTTAAAGGGCTAATATAATCATGATTATAGAAAGTCCTACTTTCGTCTTTATCAAACATTCTATTTTCCGTATCTCTTGTTCTTCTTTCGTTTTTCATATTAATTACGCTCTATTTTTATATTGATATTTTAAATACTGCTCTTCACTCATTTTCAATTCTCTAGCCATTTGTTTATCAAAATCCGACAAAGTAATACGTATTTTGTTAGAACCCTGATTACTAAAGTTATTTCTAACCCCTCCGACATTTGAAGTAGTATAACCGTCTTTGGGCTTTTTTATTTTTACGCTATCAATAAATTCATCAATTGCTTCTAGATATTGATCGCTTAATATTTCATTACCTCTACCCTGCTTTCTTAAGTCTTTATCTAACTCTTGAATAAAAGCCGCAACTTCTTTCTGGATTTTTGGATTATAATGCGAAGACCCCTCTATTAATTCCAGATGATCATCTAACCACTCTTGTGCTTTGGAAAGCTGCTGCTCGGCCATTCTATTATCAATATTGGCTTCAGTAGATACAGGAGGCTCTTCCTGCCTTGTTTTATCAGTAGCACTGTCGCTTGCCATATTCTCAAATTCATTAATCCTCATCATTGTTTTTTTATGAAGCTCGTCGGCTTCTAAAAACAAATCGGGATCATCGCCAAGCAATGCCTGTTTTTTTATATTCCTGATTCGCTCTAAATCATTGTGTAAATTCTGGCCATACAATTTAGTATTATTTTCAATAGTTCCATTAAGAAACTGTCTTAATTCCTGATTTTCCTGCTCTAGTTTTTGCCGATCGGCTAAAATGGTTTTTCTCTTTTTCTTCTCTTGATAATATTTATCCTTAAATAGATCAGCGGCGTTAATAGGTTCTTCCTCTACCTGATGCTCGGAGGCTTCTTCTATGGAAGGTTGCTCATTGGTCGCCTCAAGATTTATATTAACTTGATCCTCGCTTAGACCTTCCCGTTCTTCCGGTTTGTTGTTATCAAGTACGCTGGATAAAACTTCATTAATTTTATTATCAAATTCCAATTCCTTCTCTTTCATTTGTATTATTCCTTTTTTAATTATTTAACGTCTCTTGGATCAGATACTACTAGAAGAGGGGAATCATCCATTATTGAAAATACCGGTAATTTCTTATAGGTATATCTAATGCCAGCATGCCTTGGAAAAGCTACCCAGTCCCCTATCTTATACCACTCTCCCCATTCCTTGTAGCGTTCACCCGTAAAGGCACACTTACCTATTTTAGCTACATACCCTACCATTTCCTCGTAAACGGATTTACTATTAGGTACATAAAGCGAGCCGACCTTATTAGGCTTTATATATAATCTAATTAGTATTTTGGTCGGATGAGAGATACAATCTTCAAATAATTTTAACTCTTCATTTATATTGAAATCATCATAGTTAATAGCTATCTCTTCTTCCTCGAATAATCCCAATTCCATCATGTTTTTACTCCTTTTCAAAAATTATTCTCTACCTTATCAACAATATTACTCTCTTCTTTCATAGCTTCTTTAATATGACAAAGTATTGCGTCAAAAGCATATCTAAGCCCACAGTGATACTTATAATCCTCCATAGAAGATAACCCTCCGCCAATTAATTTATCTTCTACCAACTCCAGATTGTCTTTTATTAAATTTATGGTTTTGGTTAAAATATATTCATGATCTAACATATTATTCTCCTAATCTGTTTCTTAATTTTTCCATCTCAACTCTTGCTTCCAAAAGTGCCATTTCTTTTTCTGCTTTTAATTTTTCTTTCATTTCTTCAAAGTGAAGCTGGCTTTTAAAGATTTCCTTTTCAAGATTTTGGTCGGCAATTTCTTTCTTGATAATATTCTCCTCCCGTTTCTGCTCTATTTCCGCAGCAAGGAGCTCATTCGGGTCTATAGGTTCGTTATCGACGGTATGCTTATTCAAACCCAGTTCTTCTACGGCTCTTGCTGCTTTTAAAGCAATCATATTCTGTACTTCTAGGTTACTTTGATCAATTTGGGTTAAATCAATACCCATAGCCTCCTCCATCTCTAACATGAATTTAAATGCCATATGCTCCTGTATGTGAGCCTTGGCAGCATCATTATCCTCAAGAGCAGAGTGTACTATAATATGTGCATCGTGATTCTGCTCTATTCCTGCTTTGACGGCTTTCCCCTGCATCATGTTCATATTCTCAGTAATAGGATCGGCAGGCTCTACTCCTTCAGGCTTGATAATTAAATTATCTATCAGGCTTTCATCCAATCCTTGAGCCTGAAATACCATCTTTAACGCTTCTATCGTATTAACTTTATCCGGTAATTGCATTGCTGTTTGAAAGATCGCCTCAGCTTTCATTATTCGCTCAATGGTAGAATTAACAGACGGGTCTGATACAGGCACTACCTGCACGCTGTCAACAAAATGTTCTTTGGTAATAATAAACTGCTCGCCGTTAATAAAAAATTCTTCTCTATCAACAACTTCCTTAAAAATATCATCAAGTAACCTTAGTTCTTCCGAGAAAGATGCATGCAGAGATTTTAAAACAGAAGATTCAATTTTGTTTTTCTCTTTTAAAAAAGCTATTGCCGTACCAGTCGGGATATCTTCCTTGCTATCCATCATACCAAGTTCTGTAGTAGATAACTGATCCTGCATCTGGGCTATAATTTCCTGACGTAATTGCATCAGGCTTTGAGAAGGACCGTTTGCAGGCAAAGGAGCAAATAAATCTCTTATGCTTTTTGAGCCTTGGGTATTCATGATTTTCCACTGACCAGCACCAAGTACTATATCCGTTACTTGCTGCTTTGTAGCTCCCTGGTCAATAAATCCGGCAGGCAAATTCTGATAAGTAGCAGCATCAACAGTCTGTCTTAACATATTGGTAACTGCGATGGCATTTGTTCCCGACATCCTTGCCATCCCAAGACCCCATATGTCAAAACCGGTGAAAAAATGATAGGCTACAAAATATTTTCTTCTTTTAAATTCTGCGTCTCCTTCCCGCCAGTTGCGTTTGATACTTAATATTTCCCGACTTTCCTTATCAATAGTAACTATATAAGGCTTGGCAACTTCCGTTATCTCTTCGCTGCTATAATCAACCTCAAAAGTCTCTAGATTTAAATAGATATGGCTCTCATAAATATCATGCAGGGTTCTTTGTTTATAACTATCAAGATTAATAAGATTGTTTATCTTGCCGGAATCGGCTTCTTGATTATTAGAATTATTATTACTATCACTCCCGCGGGCTTTTAAATAAGGGAGTTCAACGTCTCTGTAAATCCCGCTCTTCTGATTAATTAAAACCTCACGGGCAGATAATTTTAAAATATGAGTAAGCCTGCTTGACTCTAGTATAGAAGTACAATCAATATTAATTAAAAAATCCTCGGGGACAATAAATCTGGATATAGGTTGTTTTAAAATATCGTCGTAATAAACCTTTTTAATAATAGTCCCATAAAAACCTATATAATATAAAGACCTTTCAAAGTCTTTATAATAAGCCGAATCTTTTATGGTTAAAAAGTAATTAAGCCACTGACTCCTTACCTTTGCTATTTCTTCAAGTTCTTCACTGTCTTGTCCGAATATCTTAGCACCGCACGGACCGCTATCAGGTAATAATTCTGCTCTAGAGGTAGCACAAAAACGAATTAATGCCGTACTAAGTGTAGTATCAAATGTTCTACATGCTTGATCAAAAGGTTGCTTCTCCAAGTCCTCAAGGTTATGTCCTAGATATTTTTTAACCCTGTTATGTATATCAAGCCATGGTTGCCTTACTTTAATATCGTCATCAATAGCATCTAAAATATAAGTCGATATCTTCTCTAGCGTTTCTTCCTTCATTGTAAGAGCAAGGTTAGCATCAAACTTATCATTTTTAGGGTTATCTTCCTCCGGCTTGCCTATTTCATAAACAGATGAGCCGTCTTCTAAATCTTCAACCTTATTAATCTCGGCATTATCTATGTCCTCCGGCATTAACGGTGAATCAAACATATCCGGTAATTCTATTTTGTTTCTTCTTTTCATTTAATATACCCTTATTGTTTCTTGATATTCTTCTGGTTCTACGTAGTCTTTAGGATGAGAAATATGATTGCCGTCCCTAAGCGTTATTAATGCCTGGGTCATCGTATCGACAAAATCCCTTGAACTAACGTTTGGAAAATAACTAACACTTGTTATAAACTCATCGGCAAAATCAGCAGGTTTAGATACATCATTCTTCCTGGTAGGTATCCAGACAACGCCGCTCTCAATTAAGCTACTGATTAACCTTACTCTCTGCAATTTATCGCCGTACTTGTTTGGGATAAAAGGACGGGCATATATCCCCATTCTTTTAAGTTCGGACATAAGTGGATCACCCGAAGCTTTAGCTTCTACCACTATTAAATCAGGACTGTATCTTGAATTAAAAGACATGGGAGTAACACCGGTATCCCTATAATCATTTGCCAATCTCTTCATCCTTTCCCTAAGGTCAGGATACTCCAGTCTATCCCGCCAGCTTGAAAGCAGTATTACATTTTCATTATCGTAGTTATCCTTAAATACTCCCCACGTAGTACAGGCAGAATAACTAGACTCATCTTTAGCAGTTAATGCCGTATCCCATGATTGCAGGATATATTCTAGCGGCGGTAATTCGTAAGGATAAAGTCTAAACCAGTGTTTTTTAATTATTCCTCCTTCCATAGGAGCAGGTCTTTGTTGATACTGCGCAGCATATCCGTAAGAGCCCATTTCCCTTTTAATCTGTTTTACTACTTCAGCGGTATCTCTGTTACTAAGCAACTGTCCTTCTTCCGTCCTCTCATCCTTAAAATCTGATTTAACGCCGCGCTCATATTCCATAGGTAGAATATATTTTAACCAACGGTTATCTACGTCATTCTTTATAATATTCCCTGATATATCATTCTCACTTTGCGATCTTTGTTGTACGACAATCCTTACGGCCGTTCGCCCGTCATTAACCCTATTGAACCATTTTTGAGACCACCATGTATTTACCGCTTCAAGTCTTGCTTCTGATTCGCCGCTTGGGTCATTCGGATCGTCGGTAATTTGTATATCCCCTCCTGATCCGGTAATAAAAGAACCTGCACTCGTTGAAATTCTATATCCCGTCTTATCATTAACAAAATAACTCTTGGAATTTTGGTCTTTCCGTAATTTAAATCTATCTCCCCACCTCTCCTGATACCAGTTGCTTTCAATAAGCAAGCGGCTTTTATCGGCTATCTTTAATGCCAGCGAATTGGAATAAGAAGCACAGATAAATTTCTTTTCGGGGTAGTTAATCCATACCCACGCAGGAAATGCTATCGATATTAAATTAGTTTTTCCTTTACGAGGCGGTAGATTTATTAATAAACTTTTAATTTTTCCTTTTAAACAATTTTGCAGACTATCAGCTATTTTCTTAAGATACCATTCATCTACAAAAGGAGTTCCTCCCTCTAGTACATGCCAAGATTGCTTAAAAAATTCATAAAGAGAAGCTTCCGCTTGTTCTTTTTTAGAATATAACATTTACTCTTTCTTATTATTTTCTTTCTCTAAAGCTAATTTTCGTTCTTCTTTCCACTGGATATAAAGTCTAATTTCTTCCATTTTAGCCTCTATTTCTTCCGGAGTTTCTATGTTAGCAGGCTCTTCTTTTCTCTCTTCCGTAAGCTCTTTCCATCTAGATTGAGTTTTAAGGTAAAAAATCATGGCAGTAGTATCGCCTCCTTTAATTTTCTTCATCAAGTGTCCTGCTACAAAATAATGCCCTTCTACTCTTCCTTTTTTATAGAGTCCATTTATTCCTTCATCACGTTCTATAAGCTTAAAAAAACCGCTCCTACTTATACCAAGATAATCAGCTATTTGTTGTACAGTTGAAACCTTAGCCATCTGCTGTACCATGTTTTTTTGTTCATCAGTAAGAACAATAAGGGGATGTCCTCTTGGATTTTTTTCCTCTTCTAATAAAACTTTACTTGCCACCTTCCAGTACCGCTTTTAATCCGGTTTCTTTTTCCCACCTCTTTATTATAACATCAACATAAGCTGGGGATAATTCCATCATGTAACAATTACGCTTTGACCTCTCGCAGGCAATTAACGTAGTACCGCTACCGCCAAATGGATCGTATACGCTCTCACCTTGCGCGGAGTTATTAAGTATAGGCCGAAGCATACACTCAATAGGCTTTTGTGTTCCATGACCAGTTTGTTCTTCCTTTGTTTTTGCTCCGTAATTATTATTATCTATATCCCATACTGTTGTTTGATCACGCCTGCCTTGCCAGTTATGTTTCTTTCCTTGCCGTACGGCATACCATAAGGGTTCGTGTTGATAGTGATAATCACCACGACTTAGTACTAAATGCTGTTTTTTCCAAATAATAAGATTCACTAAATTAAAGCCGCAATTTTCCAGATTTTCTGCGAATTTATGAGTGTATTTTGTACTATGCCAGACATAAGCTACATCTCCAGTAAATAATGAATAAGCATCAGACCAGTCATATCTATCATCGTTTAGTACCTTGCCTATGTTTTTAGTTTCTTTGCTTACTCCCTCCCGCCACTTTGGTTCATAATTCACTCCATAAGGCGGATCAGTTACCATCAAAATCGGCTTTGCTCCATCCATTAGTTTTTCAACATGCTGCGGATTAGTACTATCTCCGCACATTAAACGATGAGACCCAAGCAGGTAAATATCACCTAGCTTAGCAGTAGCTTCTCCTGGGACTTCTATTTCCTCTTCTTCCCCTATTTCTTCCAATATGGCTTTATCAAATATGGGCTTTAACATATCCTCATCCATGCCAAACGATACTAACTCATCCATATCAAACCGCTCGGTTAGCACATCAAAGTCATATTCACCGAACGCTAGATTATCTCTAATATTTAGCCTGTCTATTTCTGCAGGTAGTAGTTTTCTACTGGGCATTAACACTTCAATTTCAGTCTCATCATCATAACCAGCCATGTATAAAGCTTTTTTTCTTTGATGCCCTCCGATAATAGTATAATCGTTATCTACTATTATTCTTTGATGATACCCATCCTCCTTGATATGAGCAGCTAGTTTATCCAGCATCTCCTTGGTTATCTTCCTTGGGTTATGGGTATATTCTTTTAATTGCGATAACTTAATGATCGCCTCTTGCCATGTGATAGTTTCATGATTACTTGGATAGCTCATCTTCTAGTTCCTCCATAAACACAGGAATTAAAACTTTTTTAACAAAAGCAATTTTTTGGTCATCTTCTGAAAGATGTTTTAAATCAAAATCATTAGCAAATTGTTTAAATTTATTATTAAGATAAGTCGCATTTTCTCGATGTTGCGCAAAAAATTTATCAGGATTTTCAGTTAGCCCTATATATAAAGATTTTACTATTTCACTTTCTTCTTTTAAAAGCCAAAGTACTTGTAACTGTCTTGTTTTCTCTTCGTCAGTAATATTACCCTTTAAATACTGATCTATAATGATTTCTTCACATTTTGCTTTCATTAACTACTCCATTTAATTTTGCGTGATACTTATTATAAACTTTTGCAAATTCGGCATCCTTTTCTTTTTTTAGCAAAACCAACTGCTTACAACGATTAACATGTATCTCTAAATCATCTATTGACTCCGATAACTGAGCCAAATCTTTTGCAACTAATTTTACTTGCCTCTCTACTTGCAAAAAAGCTATTTGAAAAGCATCGTTAAACTTAAAATACTTACCAGAATGCCAATGATGAATTTCAGCTAAACCTTTATTATTATGATATTGGTCCAACTCATTGTAAATACTGGTAATATGTCGTTGTATTTCTAAACTCATCATGCCCACGGCAATTTATCTTCCTCTTTAAAAGTTCCACCACTTTGTTTATTACTTGCTTGCTTATAGTTAATCGGAAACTTTCCGCTTCTCTCATCCATAAACTCGCTATATCTAGCATGATCAGGCGTAATTATGGTCTTGATCTCGTTACGAGGTTGATTGCCTTTATCATTAATGGTAATTTCAGCTACACATATAAGGTTATCAAGATCAGCAAAGCTCTTAATCTGTCTCTGCTTTTCTGCCTCCGGTGATTTATCTTTAGAATGCAACCCGCGAGCAGAGTTAAGAATGGCTTTAATCATACTCCTACCAATATCGGCATATCTATCACCCTCAGTCCCTAATCTGCTATTCATATTACAAAGACCGATATTGCTCCAGACTTTCCTATGTTCGTACTCTCCATTTAAAACTACGAACTCACAGGCAAGATATACGCAATTGCCTGCTTTACTTAAGGTAGCGTAGCCATCTTTAAATTCATCTGTTATATGATTACCTTTTTTTATCAGCAGACGAACTTTTGCTAT